AGCTTATAAAGAATTATTGCCAGCAGATGGCCCAGTTAGAACAGCTGTGATTGGTGCTCCAACACCAGAAAAACAACAGCAGTCTCAACGTGTAAAAGATTATATGAATTACGAGCTCATGGAGAAGATGAAAGATTATGAGCCAGACTTTGATCAAATGCTATTTTATTTACCACTAGCGGGATCAGCTTTTAAAAAAGTTTATTTCGATGAACTTGAAGGCAGACCCACATCAAAGTTTGTACCTGCAGATGATTTGATTGTACCGTACACTGCTACCTCATTAGAAGATGCGGAAGCAATCATCCATCGGGTAAAGGTATCTAAAAACGAATTAAGAAAACAACAAGTCGCTGGCTTTTATAGAGATATAGAGTTAGGCACACCAAGCAATGTTGAAAACGATGTAGAGAAAAAAGAGAGAGAACTAGAAGGACAAAGAAAAACTCAAGACGATGATGTTTATACTTTGTTAGAGTGTCATATTAATTTAGACCTAGAAGGATTTGAAGATCAAGATGAGTCTGGTGAGCCTTCTGGAATTAAAATTCCTTACATTGTTACAGTTGAAGAAGCATCAAGAAATGTTTTAGCAATTAAAAGAAACTATGAAATTGGAGATCCAAAGAAAAATAAAATAGATTATTTCGTTCACTTTAAATTTTTACCAGGCTTAGGCTTTTATGGTTTTGGTTTAATTCACATGATTGGTGGATTGTCTAGAACTGCAACAGCTGCATTAAGACAATTGTTAGATGCTGGAACTTTATCAAACTTACCAGCTGGATTTAAAATGCGTGGGATTAGAATTAGAGACGACGCACAATCTATTCAACCTGGAGAGTTTAGAGACGTAGATGCTCCTGGTGGAAACTTAAAAGATTCATTTATGATGTTGCCATTTAAAGAACCATCAGCAACGTTATTAAACTTAATGGGTATTGTTGTTCAAGCTGGCCAGAGATTTGCATCGATTGCAGATTTACAAGTTGGTGATGGCAATCAACAAGCCGCTGTTGGTACAACAGTTGCATTATTAGAACGTGGAAGTAGAACAATGTCCGCTGTTCATAAAAGAATTTACTCTTCATTAAAGCAAGAATTCAAACTTCTTGCAAGAGTATTCAAGTTATATTTACCTCCGGAATATCCGTACGACATAGTTGGGGGTCAAAGGATGATTAAACAAGCAGACTTTGATGATCGGGTAGATATATTGCCAGTTGCTGACCCTAACATCTTTTCTCAAACTCAGCGTATTTCCCTCGCGCAAACAGAGTTGCAGCTGGCAACTTCTAATCCGCAAATGCATAACTTGTATCAAGCGTATAGAAATATGTACGAAGCCTTAGGTGTAAAAGATATAGATACGTTATTAGTTAAACCACAACAGCCTACACCTTTAGATCCAAGTTTAGAAAACATCATGGCTCTTTCAGGAAAACCATTTCAAGCTTTCCCTGGTCAAGATCATAGAGCACACATAACTTCGCATTTAAATTTTATGGCAACTAACATTGCGAGAAATAATCCAATGGTTATGGCAGCGATGGAAAAAAATGTTTTTGAACATATTAGTTTAATGTCTCAAGAACAGATAGAATTAGAGTTCCCACAAGAGTTAGCGCAGATTGCACAGATGAGTCAGATGGCGCAACAGAATCCACAGTTGCAACAACAGGTAATGCAAATGTCTCAACAGATAGAAGCAAGAAAAGCTGTGTTGATTGCAGAAATGATGGAGGAATTTTTAAAAGAAGAGAAATCAATTACCTCTCAATTCGATAATGATCCTATTGCGAAGCTAAGAGCAAGAGAGTTAGACCTTAGAGCAATGGATAATGAACGTAAAAAAACCGAAGGACAGGAAAAAATAAACTTAGATCGTATGAAAGCGGTTATGAACCGTCAAGAACACGAAGACAAGCTTCAACAAAACGATAAATTAGCTAATTTAAGAGCTGATACATCAATTGAGAAGACAATACTGGGTAAGACTATGCCAAATATTGACAAAATGATACCAAGTGTTGAAATTGAGAAGTACAAAGGAGAAAACAGATGACGTTAAACATCAAAAAAGCGATAAAAAAACCTGGAGCGCTAAGAAAATCTCTAGGTGTTAAAAAAGGTAAGACAATACCCGCTTCAAAGTTAAAAGCAGCTGCTAAGAAACCAGGAAAGCTTGGACAAAGAGCAAGATTTGCTATAACATTGAAGAAGTTACGAAAAAAATAAGGAGAAACAATGGCTAAAAAAGAAGAATCTTTTAAACAGTCTGATCTTAACATTCCTTCTCAGAATTTAGAGTGGGATCCGAGATCTGAAACTTGCGCTAATGGAATACAGAGAAACGTAATTCCAACTGGTGATAAAGTTGAGGTAAAAGGAACTAGAAGAATGTTAAAATCTAAAAATAAAACTGCTACTTGGTACTAGTATGTGGTTATCGGCAGTTAAACTTGCTTTAAACGCTGGCACGCACATCTATAAGAAAAAACAAGAGACAAAGATGGCGATGGCTGACGCTCAACACATGGCAGCATCTAAGATGGCCCGTGGGGAGACAGAATACCAAGGCAAACTCTTAGAAGCCCGTCAATCAGATTTTAAGGACGAGGTCGTACTTTGCATTCTCACACTCCCAATTTTGGTGCTCGCATATGGGGTCTGGTCAGACGATCCGGCAGCCATGGACAAGATAAAAGTGTTCTTTGAACATTTCCAAGCGCTTCCGAGCTGGTTTACAAATTTATGGATTCTTGTCTGCGCCAGTATTTTTGGTATAAAGGGTACACAAATTTTCAGAAATGGAAAAAAATAAGCTAGACAACTATAATTAAAAACAATATAAATAGAACAAGGAGAAAAATTTATGAGACAAAATGGTGTTAGATCAAATGTTAGATTCCCATACAAAAAAGGTGGATCTGCTAAAAAGAAAAAACAAGGTTACGCAGCTAGAGAAGATGAGTCTTTAGGAATGAGACGTGGAAAAGAATCTGGTAAAAAACAATCTATGAAGGCTAGAAGAGACGAGTCTTACGGAGCTTGGGGAAAAAGAAAAGCTAAGTTTGGTCGTAAAAACAAAGTTAATAAATAAGGAGAAATCATGGCTATAAAATTTCATTCAACTTCTGGAAATCCAAAAACATCAGGCGATGCTTGGGCAGCTGGAAGAGAGAGACTTAAAAAAGGTGGCAAAGCTAAAAGAAGAAATACAAGTCGTATGAACAGACTAGAACAACTAGGAAGAGTTGATGCGGAAAAAGCTTACACTAAAAAAGGTAAAAGAAATCTTAGAGACGAGAAAAAAAGAGTCGTAAGAGAATTAAAGAAGGGTTAATATGAACAGAAGAGGAATCAACACTTCTATATTAATTAAAAATGGACCAACAAGTGCAGGTAACGGAAGAGGTATAACTCCTCCAACTCCAGCTAGTTCAGGTTTGGCTCCAACTGGTTCTGCTCATGCAGTTCCAATCAATGTAACTAAGGGTAGAAAGTCTACTAACTTTGATGGTTCCACTAAGAATATCACTTTAGTTGGTGCACGATCTAAAGTTTAATGGCTAGAAAAAATATCCAAAAACTACTTAAACAAATGAAAGGTGGGAGGAAGAAAAAACTTCCTACTAAATCTTCTGGCACACTTGCTTTAGAAGGTAGAAAGCATTTTAAACATGGTGGAACTAATTCCATGATTAGACAAGCTCAACAAAACTATAATGGAAGTTTAGTTTCTGGAGACTTGGGAGGTGTTAAAGTAGAAAATAAATCTTTAAAATCCTGGTATTCTTACCCCGGCTTTAAGATGCCTAAAATATAGATGCCTTTTAAGTCTGAAAAACAAAGACGTTATTTGTGGAAAAACGAACCTAAGATAGCTAGAGATTGGACTAAAACATACGGAAGTAAACCAGTAGGAAAGAAAAAGAAAAGGAAGAAAAATGGACGAACTAACACTAATAAGTAAGATACAGAGAGACTTGAAAGAACAATACCAATCAATAGGCGACGCCATGATAGCTGGAGGTATTGACAATATGGAAAAATATAAATATATGATGGG